CACAGATGGAAGTAGAAGTCGCGTCATTACCATAAATGATAAGATGAGCGTTTTGTTGAAAAGTTGCATTTTGGAGAAAAGTATAGTAAGAATCTGGTTCAAAAGAAATTGTACCAGAAGTTAAAGTCTTAGAAAATGCAGTTTTAGTCGGAGGAGGAGGGGGATCTAGTCAAGAAGAAACTAGTAGAGCACCGTTGTTAACATCTGCAGTGAAGTTACCGGTTTCGTCTGTAATAGTAACCAATTCTGGTTCTGTATTACCATCGATATTCGGAACACCAGCAGTGTAGGTGGTAACGGAAGGAGCACCAACAAGACACCCAAACGAGAAATCTTCTCCAACATTTAGGAATACCTCCATTTGGCCTGAATAGCCATGGGTAACGCCGTGAAGTGTGACGTATTTTGAGGTTTTTCCGTCCATGTTGTAGCCGACAACACGCTTGTTGCATTGTTGGGCAAAAGGCACTTCTACTTGAGCTACTGAACTAGACCCTATAGGTAAGATGGACATAGGAGGATTAAAAGTAGGTTCAATCATAGGAAAGAGCTTTAGATAACCCTTATGACCCCCAGAAAAGAAAAAGTGATACCTAAGAGAGCCCCTATAGTATCGAAAAAGTCGAGAAATATAGGAAATATGAGGAAGATTATTCTTAGAAGTACCACCTACCTGACTATAAAAGCCATTCCAGGTGTTAGAAATAGAAGAAGTAGAAGATAACATGTCAGCATTTTCATCAAGAGGATGAGGGATGGTAAAGTTGACATGTGGAGTCCCTATAGTCCGCCAGAATGCGGCTCTCTTCAACAATTGTCTAAGACTACAGAAATGTTCTCCCACAGAACTATAAATAGTATAGGCGGGATCAGTGACAGTCTGTAACATAGACATAGATGCCGAATTTTGAGCTACATTTGTAGGCGAAATATTCGTTTCTCCTATTTGAGCTTGAGGAAGTAAAGTAGGAGGATCAGGATCTTCAGGATCTTCAGTTAGAACGAAAGGTTCGGCTATGACTTTGTTGGCTCTTAAACCATAACCTGAGAGTTTGAAATCTTCACCCGCAGACACCCAAATAAAGCCGTCGATGGTGGAGTCAGAATCACCAGCGTTTTTAAGTGCGTTAACAACAGAAATACGCAAGCGACCAGTACAACCAACATCTTGGGCATAAGAGTTTGTCTGCAGCCAAGGCAAAGTACTAACATAGGGAACAGAGAACGAAATTTCAGAAGATTCACGGAGTTCCATGATTATAGAATAAGCATTAGAAACAGTGTCAGAATCGTAAGCATTAGTAAAAGGCCAGTAAGAAATTCGAATTCGAGCGGAATGGAACGGAGTTTTGGAAAACTTTACTACATAATTAAGGGTCCCTGTCCAATAGGCAAATAAGTTGGAGACATAAGCTAATTGTGTACACGCGATGTGTCCAGCCTTAGCTGTTCCAGCATACGCTTTCGCATATGAAGGAGTTATGGGGATGTCAATGAGTGACGATCCCTCTGTATCATCGACAGTCATGAGAAACGTGTCAACGATGTTTGGTCTCCCACAAATATATGCTATGGACATTTCGTCTTGATTAGTAGTGTAGATATCCTGCGTGCCACCTAAGGAACACATAGGATCTCCAGTCAACCTAACAACATCCTCAGATCCGGAAGTTTGATGTAGAGAACGAGCGGGTTTAGAGGTACATAGAGAAGTAGCTGATTCATTAGAAGGTTTGGAAAACCCAAACATGGCAGCAGCAGAAGCAAGAGAAGAAGCAAGAGGTATTACAGAAGAAGCAACTTGTGTTACTGTATTTACTACGCTTGTGGCCTTACCTATGATATTTGTGACGCCGCCAAGCACTTTCTCTAAAACTTGTGCCTGTGGCATCTCCTCTGAAATGGTTGGTAATTCAGGAGTGTAAGCGATATTGAGCAACACGTCGTTTGCATCACCAACCAAGAGATCGCGTTCTTTGATCATCTTTTCTAGGAAGGAAGTAAATTGTCTAGTAGATAGCAGGACGGTAGATAATGGAGAAGGAACGGACAAATGGAGTTCTCTAAAGGAAGCAGTGATAGTATAATCAACGCTCCCTAAACGTAAAGGGCTAAGCGCCCAAAGGAAAAATTCTCCAAAAATGCCCTCACCTGTAACTAAATTGTAGCTTTCTCTAAAAGAGCTGTAAGGCAAAGAGAAAACAACAGAATTAGCAGAGGCCAAATCTATCTCGATGCCATCATATCCTGTTATACCTGACAAATTGTATGTCGTATCCTTCCATCTACCCAGAACTTCGTTTTGATATGGTGCAAACATGGCCCACAATTTTCCGGATTGCATTGGTGTAGCGTTGATTTGAACACGTATATCTACGGACGCACGCAATAAAGCGAAGTCTTTCAATTTACATATAAAACCAGACGATTTTTCCAACAAAACATCCGGAAACGTGAGTTGTTCCAAAATTGCATCCACATGTTCGGTGTGATTGAACGTTAACGCGGAGTCTGAGTCAGACCACGTACCAGAGGCGACTTGAATCGGACGAGTCAAATAAGCATAAAGGGAGGAATAGGTTTCATCGCGAGCTGTCTTGGGTATGGATTCCACAATGGACTCTAGAACAGCTACGTCCTTGGGAGAATCGTCCACAAAAGTTGTAATGCTTTATTGGTCAACACCTCCGTCGGCAAATTGAGGTTTTGTCATAGTCGGGGTTAGGTCAGCAGGTTGTTCGTCAACGGGTTGTGCGTTTGAGTTCCGAGGCTCGGCTAAATTGTTAGGAGCAGTTGGTAGTTTTTCAAGCTAAAAATGACCGGCTAGGACATAAAAAGCTTTAGCCGTGCGTTTCTTTTGAAGTAGAAACGCAAAGAACTTCGAGATTACATTCGTAGAAAACTCTTATCGACTGTAGAGTCTCCCCATTGTAATTTAAAGTAGCCAGTTTTATAGCAGTCTAGCAATGCTTTGCGCGTAAACGTCTGTGGCAGACGTCCCAGTTGGTGGTAAACAGCGCTTGAGAGTTTGTCAACATATTGAAAGGTTTCTTCGTCGTGCAATGCCAATTCTCGAATTGCTGTTTGGACATTGTCTATAGTTGCTCTTGCAATATCGTCACCGCGCACCCAGTTACACATTTCCAACACAACATTCAGATTCAAAGGCGCTACGTGTCTACCTAAATAAGGTTCGTAACGGAATCGACGTTTGAGATATTGTATGTCGTCAATGTTCACATAGGGTTGCAGATTTCCGGTCTTTTCGGCGTCAGTGTAAGTTAGTCCTACTTGGGAATACCCGCGTTGTAAAGCGAAGGAATCCAAATTAGTCCCAGGTCTCACATTGATGTTAACGTCGTCACCATAGCAAACCATAGAACAGTAATCTTCAAAGCATTGAGG